GTGATGAATATACGCCGTTTTACAATGCTATTGGTCTAGGACTTCGAGCCAGCGAAAAGGCGAAGGAACCCTTTAAGAATAAATTTATTACGTTTGCGTCGGAACCAAGATGGGTAGAATTGAACCCAAATTTGAGCTTTTCGGAAAAGGCGAGAGTCACTTTTAATGCGCCGTGGGGAGGCAGTACAGATTTCGAGAAGACCATGGATCTTATTTTGAACATTTGTCTCGAGAATGAATTACCGCCGGAAGAATTGGAGGATATGGTATTGGCGGTATTTTCGGATATGCAATTCAATCAAGCAAGTACGATGTGTGGTTCGGAGGGGTTGAAAAATACGATGTTTGACAATATGAGATTGAAATTTGCCAATGCGGGTTTAGCGTCTAAGCACCGTCGACCTTATCCCCTCCCGCACATGTTGTTTTGGAACTTGAGAAAAACGGAAGGATTTCCCACGTTGAGTACGGATAACAATGTAACTATGTTGTCGGGATATAGTAGTGTCTTGTTGAATGAATTTTCGCAAAAGGGAATGGAAGCACTTCGCGAATATACGCCTTATAAAATGTTGAAAAGTATTCTCCAGAATGAAAGATATGGAATGGTCGATGAAATGGTGAGCGGAATTGTAATTTAAAAAATAATACCAAAAGAATATCAATCTAATTTATATTTTTTAATTATTCAAAGTATATGCTATAAATAATTAAAACAAAAGATATTTTCAAATGAAAAATATTTAAAAATGAGATACCAATATATATTATGTCAGATAACGAAGATAACGATAATTCTACCGAAGAAACAGAAATTGTTTTCGACATTGAGTTATCAGAAAGTTCCAACTTAGTGGAATCAATCATGAATAATTTAATACAAGATACCGTTAGAGAAATAAGGCAAATGGATAATGAGGTAAATTTATTCAATGAATATATGAATTTCGTGTCGAGTGCAGCACCTCCAGCACCTCCAGTACCTCAACCTTCGAACAATTTAACACATCCATTAGAGATACCAGAACCTCCCGAAGAAACCCAGACAGACAGACAAACAGATATACCAGGTCAAGCAAATATATTACCGCAGAGGAGGCGTAGAAATGCGATAGATTATCGTAATATCAGAAATTTACGGTGGCTCAGAGACATTAGCAATGCGAACGGGGCAGAAGGGAATATTAATTTTAGAATACCTCCCCGAAGAACCGGTAACTTAAGATACAATAATCAATTGGCGAATTTATTAAATTATTACAACATTGATGCACCAGCAAGGACAGGAAATTTGCGAAGTTCAAATTATTCGCTACCCAGAAGACCCAGATTAGTATATAATTCGAGGTCTAACAATGCGGGTACTTTTTCTTTTTCAATGGAAAGCAATTTAAACAATATGATCGATGCATCTCTCAATAACGATGAAAATAGATACAAGAAAGTATTGTCCGAGAAAGGACAAGATAAATTAAAAACTGTGAAATATTCAAAGGAAATCCATGGAGAGCAACCAATGTGTATGGTATCACTCTCGGAGTTTGAAGAGGGTGAAGAAATCACAGAGTTACCATGTAAGCACATATTTAAGACGGGAGACATAAAAAAATGGTTAGTCGAAGAAGACGCGAGTTGTCCGATTTGTCGTCATGAATTACCATCAAAGGAGGTATTGAGACGTCCAAGAAGAAATAGACAAAATGTTCCAGATGTTCAAGATGTTTCTTCAGCGACAGCGACAGCGACAGATACATCTGACCCAATGACTCATATAGAGCGAAGCATATTCAATAGTTATTTACATAGACAGCAAGTACAAGAAGAAATGAATTTACAGAGAGCATTGAGAGAAAGTCGTTTGGAATACGAGAGGAATTTAACGAGACAGGAGAATGTAAATGAAACCGAGACAGAAGAAAATGTAAATTTATCAAATGACACGGACGAAGACATGCCAGATTTGGCACCAATGAGCGATACGGAATCAATAGAATCGATGGAAAACGTAGATTAAATATCTTCCAATAATTCGTCAATGGTTTTTTTATCAAGCTCAACTTTTTCATTTTTCACGCCTTCTTTTTCATCGCCGTGGTCAATATCATTAAATACACTCATTTTATTATCATTTTCGCAAAAATCAATTCCCAAATCTTCATCTGCTTTATCCAGATCCAATAATTTTTCGCTGAAATCAGCATGTTCTTTAATTTCTTGGCGTTGTCCTTTGGAATATACATAAAGTAAATCTACGCGCTCAGTCTTTTTCGTTTCTAAAACTTCCCAATCCCTCGTGCCAACTAGCACATATGTACCAATATTTACCATGTTATCCATTTTGTTGCGTTTCATGAAGCGTTTTCTCATAATCATCATTCGCTCAACATTGTCGTTACATAGAACTTGAAATCTCCCATTACCAAAAACCTTTAAAGTTTTGGCGAACATTTCCCCTTCTTCTACCGGGAATCTAATTTTCTCGCGTTGTTTTTCATCTCCCTTGACGTGTTTTCTCGCGAACTTCTTTCCTCCCTTGCCTCCTTTTTTGTTTTTAACCATGACTCTTTTCTCGACTTTAATTGAAAATAAAAGTTGTAAAACTCTTTGCAAAAGTTGTAATTATTTTAATCTGTCTTTTTTAAAGATAGATTGAACAAAAATAAAAATTCGATTCAGGCAAAAAGTTTAAATGCCAACTTCGTTGGCGAAGCTTACTCCTCGTTACATATCTAAATCTATGATTTAGATATTAACGAAACGAAAGGGAGTGAAATACCGCGCAATACCATTATATTTGTTAAATTTCCCACTATTTATTTTCTTATTGTTCAAATAGTGTAAATGTTGAGTGAAATTCTCAACCTTATTCCAATCTTCTATTTGTTTTTTATCCTCGCAATTTTTGTACCATAGTAAGGATTGGAATTTTGCTCCTCCTTCACATTCGTCAGGTTCAAAGTTAAAATGTTTACTGAAATCTTCGAAATCTTCATCAGTATAAAAGGTGATAAGTTTCCTTTTATGATTTACTTTGTATTCATAGCGATCCAATTTTTTTTTCCAGAAGGGTACGTTTCTAGCGAAATACATCCATTTTTGACTCAATCGCAAGAATTCAAGAGTGAGTCTTTTTTTCTTACATTCAGCATAATATTTTCGGAAACAGGTTATTTCTTCAGGTAAACCACAAAGACGAAATTTTTCAAGAATACGATAAGGCTTGATATAATCAGCGGGGATAATATGCGCGGAATTACCAGTGTCGATGAAATTGTGATAATATCCGCCGTGAAGTTTAATACTGTTTAAGAAGGTTGTGTTTTTTTTCGATAACCGCACTAACTTTGCTTTGGTTCTGACTTTTTTATTTTTGTCTTTTTTTGTCTCTGTTGTCTCATGCAAATAAGGTTTAACTCCTGCGTCAAGAAAGAAGTTAACAAACACGCAAGACAGTATGTTTTCTTTTTCCTCACGCATTTTAATAAAATGAGACTTAAACGTTAGTACTTCGGAAGGTAAATGTGCGTAAAGACTAATAGTTTTACAATGACAGAGATATTTATTAAGGAGTTGTATAATAAATTTGGCACCGTATTTGTCATACATTTCTCCAGTGAGATAAGCGATATGTTCCCATCGTTTGGTTTTTTTTTCGCTATGAAAAAGGTGTAAGACTTCGATGAATTTTATTTGGAGAGGACAATTGACTTTGGAAATCAATTTTTTAAGAAAGGGTTCAGCTCGTTTAATATTGATTTTAGGAGGTTTTTTCCATTCGAGGTGATTGTAATGAAACAGATGAGGTCGTCTTTTTTTGGATTCGTGGTGTAAACGGATAACAATAAAGAATAAATGTTCAATGTTTTTGGTTTGTTGAAATAGAACAATTTTTTTATTGATGGTTTTTTCCATGGTAGGACTATCAATGACAAAGAAGTCAAAGTAAACGCTGAGTAACAATTTAGCAAATTCGGTCGGATAACCACTGAGAATGATTTCGGAGGCCCAGAAAAGAACAATTTCGATATTATCGCGTTTTACTAGAGTGATAACAAAAGCCGAAATACAATCCTTTAAGCGATATAGAAATTGGGTTAATCGAATTTCATTGTAATCTTTTTCCATGGTCTAATATGGTATATTTAGGTAATAATGATTGGGATTTAATGGAAATCAAACAAAGAAAATAAATTTCAATTTCTCTCAAAACCTTATAATTCAAAAAAATATTGCGTTAATATATAATGGCTAACGCATGGAGAGATCATATTAAAAAGACGATGAAAGAAAACCCAGGGATGAGCCTTAAGGAAGTATTACGTTTGGCGAGCAAAACTTACAAGGCCATCAAAAAGACCGTCGAGAAGGTTGTTCCTAGAGCACCAAAACGTAAGAGTAAGAGAAAGAGCAAGGGTAAGAGTAAGTCCAAGAGTAAGACTAGGAGTAAATCTAAGGGAAGGAGAACTCGTAGTAAATCCAAGAAAGGTAAAAAAGGCAAGAAGAGGGGTGGAACCAGGAGAAGACGCCGAAGGAGATAAGGCAATAATACATTAATAAAGATAAAATACGATAACAAAGATAAAATACGATAACTAATAGAAAATGTAAAATTTATAGAGATATAAACTTTACATGAAAGACAAATTTATTTCAAATTTTTTTTGTATATTCGGAATACTCGTTGTTTAGATTCTTTAATGGATAATCTTTTTTCAGGATTGGGATGTATATTCAAGAGGAGTACTTTAATGAAATCACCAAAATAATTATTATGTTTATCGAAAGGGATATCAGTATTAAAGACGGCATTAATCATGCGGCAAAAAATCATAGAAATAACGAATAGATTCCACGAAGAAACATGTTTTACCAAAATTTGATAAGCTTGGTCGGGTGATTTATTTTTAAATCCATCAATATAATTCAATAAGGTGTTGAGATATTGTTTACGGAAATCAGGAGAGAATCCTTTAATGGAAGAATGTATATTATCACGGATATCATTCTTAATATCTTCAAGTAATTCAGGTATTTTCTCGGCACCCAAATTATTTTTTTTGCGATTTTTGAATGAATTTTTAACGAATTCGTGAAGAACGACTTCATCCCAAGGATAATGGAAATCAACGGTAATTAGGTTTTTAAAACGAAAGAGATTGTTGACCATTTTTTTATTACTTTTGATAAAAGAAAGCATACTATATTTGGGATCAAAAGATTTTGCATCAAGGGAATAACCGAAATCTAAGATAATGGGTAAACGTTGTTTAAGGTCATATACAATGTTATATTGATGTAAATCGTTATGAATGATGTTTTTTTTATTCAGTAAATCAGCGGCATTCAAAAGATGTAAATAAGTCTTAAAGAATCTTTTTTGGACGTTAGTATTATATTTGCTTAGTCTTAAATCTTTATCTTTAATCTGATAAAGGAACAACTCTTTGAAATCAATGTTTTCGATATAAGGTATATATTGTAGATTAAGCATGTTAAGTTCATAATTAAATAGGTTGCACAATTCACCGTATTTGTCTTTGTCGTCAAAGTGTTTCCTAATTTCTTTACGATTGATATTTTTAACGGGACAAGATTTGACAACAGGGGAGAAATATTTACGATAATTTGCCAATGAAGATATTTTGATACCAATATCTTCTTCGTTGTTGGATACCCAATTCAGTTCTTGTATTTTGGTAACGAATTTTTCATTATTATTGCTGAATTTAGGTTTTTTACATGTTAGAGTTGGATGAAAAATACAACCGTTGACACCTTGTTGAATTAATCCTCCTGCGGATTGTCCCTTCATATTATTTTTTTCCTCGAGAATGCTTTTATTGTCGTCAAAGATATTCATTTTTTCGACAAAGGTATATATTTCTTTTTGCGAGGGTTCATTCATGATGATATATATATATTTAAAATATTTTTAAAGTTATATATGACACAATATCAATTGAAACGTGGTATATATTTGGACCGTGTGGAAGGTCAATATAAATCAGTAATGATAATAAAGCCGGAACCAAAGACGTCAAATCTAAAAAGCATCACAACTAATCTTTACACAGGTAAATTATCAATATTTGACGAGAGAAATGTTAGGGCGAACAAGTATTGTGAGCACGTAGTTCTAGACCCAAATACAAAAAAAATCTTATCCGTCGAAGATATCGAAATTTTAAGTTCATATTTAAAGGATAATAGCTTCAGTATATTACATGATTTAACAAATACACTTTTATCCAAAGGCAAACGTAATCAATATCGAGATTTAATATTTATGTTTGAAGGGTAATAAATACAGCGAAACACATATAATCACTTCTAAATCGAATAAATTGGAAATTAAATAAAACCTATTAATAATATTATAGATGGTACAGAGTACTATATCTAATTATTTCGCCAAACCAAATGAAAAACCCAATAAATTTAAAACAGTTAAAAAGAAAAAGAAGACCGGAACAACAGTGAAGACAGAAAAAATAATTGACAAAGAGAATAATAAGAGGGTAAAAGAGATAATTGAAGAACAAGACTATGGTCCAAAGATACGGGAATATATTAGTGATTTATCAGCAAAGGAGAAATTCGCGCTTATAATAGCGTATGAGGAATTGGAAACATCATTTAATATATCTAAAAGCATTGGATATGTTAAATGGTTAAAAGGTCAAAGGTAAATGTAATTAGTTGGATTGCATTTTCATAAAATCGGCAAAAGAAAAGGACTTCGAATTGTTTTTTTCGAAGCTTTTTTTATTTAGAATGTCAAGATTACGAATATTTCCTTGATAAATGAATTTGTTATGTAACTTTTTCTCTCTTTCGTCTTCTTCTTCTGAAGAACTTTCTTCCGAAGATTCATCTTCCGAAGATTCAGCATCTTTTTCAGCATCTTTTTCAGCATCTTTTTCAGCATCTTTTTCAGCATCTTTTTCAGCGTCTTTCTCTTTATTTTTTGTAGCTTTATCTACGTCTTCCAACTCACTTTGAATGATTTTTTCGTAATCATCATCATCGGATTTGTTTTCTTTTTGATTCTCTTCTCCATCTTCATCTCCATCTACCTCTCCATCTTTCTCTCCATCTTCCTTATCTTCAGAATCATTTTCTAGTAACTCATCGACTAATTTTTTCTCTTCTTCGCTGAGAACATAAAATTCGGGACAATCAAAAGTGATAACATATTTTCTGGCTACAGTATTGATATATTCGAAGGGGATTTGTGTATTGGACCAGTAATTAAAGCCTTCTTTTTCATGGTTATAGTTCATGAATACCGTTCCTTCGGGAGTATTTTCGATGATAATATTTTTTCCTCTAGTATCTTCGTCTTCCTCTTCATCTTCATCGCCACTGGTTTCATATTCCGAACCACTGGTATCATCTTCATCATCGTCAAATTCCCGACACGCTCGAATATATTCGTGAATGGGATATTTATCCAAATAACTCTCAGATTTTAAATCTTCGTCATCGTAATGAAATTCTCCATCTTTTCTCATGGGTTCCCAAACGGTTTTGATAACAATTATGCTTCCAATACCGATACTTAAAAGGATTAAAAAAAGGTTACATAGTGCGAGTTCCACATTATTCATTCGGTGTTCTAATTGATAATGCTGATCAAGATGCATTTGATGCAGGAATTGAATATAGTTCATTTTAATAAATTAAAAAAGAAATTTTTTAAGTTATTTTGTTATTTGATTAAAGAATTAATATATTAAAATAGCCTCAACGGTATTTTAATCTTCTTGTAGAGCACAATTGCTCATATTTTGAATACGTTCCATTTTTTTAACATCTTTGAGTCGTAAATCAAAGAGTTCTTTTACTTCGGTGCTAAGTTCGGGTACTTTATATCTTTGGTATTTTTTTTGATTGGGGTGCATAACAACCAAATACATATCTTTGATGGTTTTCCCATAGTTTTTCTCGAGGAGGAACTTGTAAATATTCAACTGTAGAGAGTAGTGCCAGAAATTGGTATCGGGAAGATGAGATATACATTCGGTGGAAGCGTATTGCCATCGATTGGTAGTTTTGATTTCTTTGCTACGTTTCCAATCGTAAATATCGATGGAGCCGTCTTCGTTGACAAAAGTCATATCAATGGAACCGGCAATGCGATATTCTTTATCCCATACCATCCATTCAGTGCGGTAAGGAGTTTTATCTTGATGTTTTTTGTAGAAACTGAGGAATTGTTTATATTCATCCGAGGAATTTTCAACAGTTATTTCATTGTAGAAACATTCAATATCATAGTGTAATTTTGTTCCCGCCGATGCGGCTTCATCACGATTTTTATCCCACAAAGCTTTAATTTCATGGGCTTCCATGCCGAAATATTTATTTTGAGGCCACCGTGCCGAGCTCATCATACGTTCAATGATTTTATCAGCGTCAAAAGGTGCAAATTGTTTGTGTATAATACTGGTAACGGACACATAATTGTCATCGCCGTCGATATAATATTTGTGAGGCTCTTCGTCGAATACGATATGTGAATCGCGTTCATGAGGATTTTGAGTTTGTAAGAAAGTAGGCGTCGGCATAGCGGTAGATGACATGGTAATAATTTGTAAAATTATGTAAGGTTACGAGAGGTTAAGGATAATAATGAGTTATATGAAAATTATCTTTTCGATTTCCGAAGAGTTTTTCTTTTTTTAATGCGGCGTTGTATTTTACAGGTTTTTCGAAGACCTCCTCTTTGTTTACCTTTATTTTTTTTACCTTTGCTCTTTTTCTTAGCTTTATTCTTTTCACTCTTAGGTTTTTTCTTAGATTTATTCTTTTCACCTTTACTCTTTTTCTTAGCACTGTTTTCACTCTTAGGTTTTTTCTTAGCACTGTTTTCACCCTTAGGTTTTTTCTTAGATTTACTGTTTTCACCCTTAGGTTTTTTCTTAGATTTACTGTTTTCACCCTTAGGTTTTTTCTTAGTACTGTTTTCACCCTTAGGTTTTTTATTAGATTTATTGTTTTCACCCTTAGGTTTTTTCTTAGCGCTTTTCTTACCTTTGTTCTTTTTCTCAGCTTTTCTCTTCTTTTTAGGTTTTTTGGCACTGTCATCGTTAACAGGTCGAACCAAATTATGTTCTATAATGCCTTCATTGCATTTTTGCATGCGATTAAGATTATTCAATACACTTTGAGACAAATTATCATCTTTAATATCAATTTCATTTTGTATATTATGAATAACTTGTCTAAATCTATCCCTGAAAGGTGCATTAGATTTAGGATAGGAAAATACTTTTCGAATAACGAGTATATTACCTTTCATTGTATATATAATAAACTTAATAAAAATAAATTGCGAAGTAATATTAAAGGAATGTCGGATAAAATTGAAAATGTGGAGCAAATGGTAGTAATCGAAGTTACAGACTCGAATAGTGATATAATGGAAGGTGGTAAACCAAAGAAGAGAATAAACGTGGTTAAATACTTGGATTCAGCGATAGATAGAACAAAAAAAGAAAACATAGAATTTTTCAAGGAATATTTCAATTAGCAAGCGGTATAAAAGATGTCAATAAAAATACAATGTCAAACACGAAAGGTTTGTTCAAATTGAAATATTCAAATAACAATGAAAGGAATTAAAAATATAATGTACAATTTTACAAAGAGTACAGTTATCAAAGATGTCTAGTATAAACGGAAAAGTGATAAAAATGTTGAAGGAATTATCAATAGTGATGAAGTCTCGAGGCGATAACATTCGTGCGAGTGCGTATCAAAAGGCGATGTCGAGTGTGGTATCGCATAAAGAGCAAATTACAGAACCCAAAGCATTGATGAAGTTGGACAAGGTGGGTTCAAAGATTGTAGAGAAGACGAAGGTATATTTGAAGACGGGTACACTCCCAGTCTTAGAAGAAGCAAAGAAAGATCCAAAGATAATGTTTTGTAACATATATGGTGTGGGTCCAAAGAAGGCAAAAGAATTGGTGGACAAGAATAAAATCAAGAATATCGAAGAGTTGAGAAGTCGACAGGAATTATTGAATGATACACAGAAAAAGGGTTTAAAATACTTTGAGGTGTTACAAGAGAGAATTCCAAAAAGGGAAATCGATGTATTTGATGAGAATTTGAGTTATATTATCGGAGAGATGAAATTGAAGACCTTGCGTCATAAGATAATGGGTTCATGGCGTCGAGGTTACAAACATTCAGGTGATATTGATGTTCTTTTTACCGATGAGAAGAACAAAGGTGAAAATTTCAAAAGAATCATTGAGATGTTAAAAAAGCTCGGTATTATAATGGAAACATTATCAGAGGGTGATACGAAGTCTCTAACAATATGTTTGGTAAATAAAAAAATAAAAAAGCCTAGACGTGTCGATTTCATGTATTGTCCTCCCGACGAATTTGCGTTCTCTGCATTATATTTTACAGGCAGTGCGGAATTTAACGTGGCGATGCGTTCTCAAGTTCAGGAGAAAGGATTGACTTTGAACGAGCATGGTGTTTACGAATATCATAATCGTGTCAAGGGTGAAAGAATATCAGTACCAAAAATTAAATCGAGAATTAGGGAAGAGGACCCCGAAAGACCAATATTCGAATATTTGGGATACGAATATCGTCACCCATCAGACCGCCGTAGCGGTGCCGACCTTATAGTGTGTAAATCCAGTGCGAGAAAAACCAAAGACAGTGTCATTTCACTCTCAAAAAAGGGAAAAACGGTTCTGGAAAACAAGACTGAGAAGGAATTATCGGCGATGTATGATTTGGCTTCAAAAGCGTACTATAATGATGCGCCAATAATAAGCGATGGTGTCTTTGACATACTGAAGGAATATATTGAGGAAAAGTTTCCCAATGCCCCGGTCTTACTGAAAGTGGGTTCAGACCTTCCATCAGCCACGGAGCGTATTACTAAGCTTCCTACTCCGATGCCGTCTATGAACAAAATAAAATCCGATACAAATGCGCTGGAGAACTGGTGTAAAAATTATCCAGGTCAAGTGGTATATTCTTCCAAGTTGGACGGAGTATCGGGTATGTTAAGACTTGTCCAAGGTGAAACACCGAAACTATATTCGAGGGGCAATGGTAAGGAGGGTCAGGATATATCTCATTTACTTTCCATATTTAAAGGAGAGAAGGTGTCGCAAACGTTACAGTCGTTGTTGGAAACACATTCAGCAAAGACGAAAGGGGCTTTAATGATACGCGGTGAATTTATTATGAAGAAGGTAGATTTCAAGAAGTATTCGGGCGAAGCATCTAATCCGCGAAATTTGGTATCAGGATTAATAAACCGTAAAGAATATGATGCAAGGTCGAAACGGCAGTTGAGGGATATGGATTTTGTGGTGTATGAAGTTATCGAACCGGTAATGAAGCCGTCGGAACAAATGAAGTTTCTCTCCACCATGGGTTTGAGAACAGTATTCAACGGTATTTTGCCAAAAGGACCCGATAACGGTAATCTCTCGGAAATGTTAAAGGAACGTCGTAGCAATGACGAATATGAGATTGACGGAATCATTGTATCGCACGACAAGATTTATTCGAGGGAGGAACATGACGTGGTAAATCCCAAACATTCATTTGCTTACAAGATGGTGTTATCGGACCAGATAATGGAGGCAAAGGTGGTGGATGTGTTGTGGGAGCCTAGTGCTCAAGGATATATCAAGCCTCGTGTGAGAATCGAACCAACAATGATTAATGGTGTCAAGATAGAATATGCTACCGCACACAATGCTGCATTTATTCGAGACAACAAGATTGGTGTTGGAGCAGTATTGGAGATAATTCGCAGTGGAGATGTGATACCAAAAATCAAATCGGTGATAACGCCGGCGGAACATACAAAAATGTATGAAGGTGATTATGCCTGGACGAGTACCAATGTCGATATAGTATTGGCAAACATCAAGACGAATCGTACAGTCCAGGAGAAAGCAATAGTGTTGTTTTTCAAGCGTATAGGAGTGCCAGGTTTGGGTCGAGGCAATGTATCTCGTATAATGGATGCGGGGTATGACACGTTGGCGAAAATATTGGCAATGAAGGAGAAGGATTATTTGAAGGTGACAGGATTCAAAGATAAGAAAGCCAAAAAGACATATGAGAATATAAGACAAGGTATGGAAGATAGCGAAGTGATTGATTTTATATCAGCCACAGGAGTATTTGGCAGGGGAATGGGTACATCTCGTATCGCAGTAATCATGGAGAATTTCCCACATATATTTTCGGAAGAGAAGAGTAAAGAAGAGAATATTAGTAGGATCAGTTCATTGTCAGGATTTGCTGAGAAGACGGCCAAAGGATTTGTGGAACATTTGAAATCATTCAAAGAATTCGTGAAGGTGTCAAAATTGGAAGAATTTTTAACCCAAAAGTTCAAGGTATTTCACGGTGACAAAACTGAAAAAAAAGAACCAAAAAATGAAAAGGAGTCCTCCAAGCTTTTATCGGGGAAAGTAATAATCTTTTCGGGTTTTCGAAGTAAAGCATTGAAGGGGATTATAGTAGAGAATGGAGGTATAGTGGAGGATAAGATGAACAAAAAAATAAATATGGTGATTACAAAGGATGGGAAAGAAAGCACGAAGACGAAGACGGCGAAAAAGAGAAACGTGGAAATAGTGACATTTGGGGAATTTTCCGCGAAATTCAAATAATTCGCTCAGCACTGCCGGTCTAATTCGACAGAAAAAACAGAAAAAATTAATTTTTTGCAATTTTTCATTTGGGTAAATCAAAAAAACAAAAACAAAAATACTATTTATTTTGTCGAAATTCTCTCTCCGCAGCAGGTCTAATTCGACAGAAAAAACAGAAAAAATTAATTTTTTGGATTTTTTCATTTGGGTAAATCAAAAAAACAAAAACAAAAATACTATTTATTTTGTCGAAATTCTCTCACTATGAAAATGTCAATAAATAATAAGTATCAATCGTGAAATGTGAATTTTCTTAACGAGGAATGGCATTGAAAATAGTGTCAATTATATATCGACAGAAAAAACAGAATTTCAAAATTTTTTTTTCCCCCAAAATTTTTTTTTTGAAGAAAAACCAAATTTAAAATTTTATATATAGAGTATTAAAATAGTCTCTTTCTCGAATTAAATTTTCCACACTGTTTCAGAAAAATCCAAAAATAAATCCAAAAAGTCCAAAAAGTCCGAAAAAGTTTTTTTTTTCTATTTCCTATTTATTTTGTCGAAATATGAAAAGGCTTTATATAGTCAACATTAATATATTGAAATGACACTATTTTGAGGTTGTCATTGTATATACATAAATCGCAATTCAAACGCGAAAATTAATTCAACAGAAAAAACAGTAAATTGAAATTTTTTCTTTTTCTTGAAAACAGGTTTTTTGAGAAAAACTCAAATTTTTAAATTTATTTTGTCGAAATTCAGTGCTGTCTCTTTACTGGTGCGACGTGATTCACCATACCTCTCCACTACGAGACTATTTTGTGTTTCAAAAGACGGCAACGCATGCGATTATTCAGACTTACTATTAATTTAACAAAAAAAACAGAATGAAAAATACAAACCGTACAAACAAAAAATCGAAACTAAAATATTGCATTGTCATTAATTATTTATTTTGTCGAAATTCAAATAACTCTGTAAATACTGTCAAAATTAATCAAATGATGAAATCGATGAAAACCATACTTGAAGAGCATGAATTAATTCAACAGAAAAAATAGTAATTTCAAAACTTGCAAAAAAATTATGGGGTGATTTTTTTACGAGAAAACGAGATAAGCTATTTTTTTGGTCGAAATTCTCCCATCGGAACAGTCTCTCCACAACGAATTAACATATTCAAAATCACACTATTTCGAGGTTGATATAATGTAACTATAAACAAACATTGAAACGTAAAATCAATTCAGCATAAAAAACAGAATATTACCATAGACATTTTTTACCGAAAAAATTGACTCCATGTACCATTTTCTATTTTTTTGGTCGAAATTCGCCATCATCGCAGTCTCTCCACAACGCATTAATTGTACTACAAAGACACTATTTCGAGGTTGAGAGAACAAGATAAAAATTACATCTTTGCTCATAAAATCAATTGGACAGAAAAAATAGTAATTTCATAATCGACAAAAAATTATAGGGATAAATTTTCACGTGAAATGAGATAAGCTATTTATTTTGTCGAAATTCGCCATCATCGCAGTCTCTCCACAACGCATTAATTGTACTACAAAGACACTATTTCGAGGTTGAGAGAACAAGATAAAAATTACATCTTTGTACATGAAATAAATTGGACAGAAAAAATAGTAATTTCAAAATAGGCAAAAAAATTATGGGGATAAATTATCACGTGAAATGAGATAAGCTATTTATTTTGTCGAAATTCGCCATCATCGCAGTCTCTCCACAACGCATTAATTGTACTACAAAGATACTATTTCGAGGTTGAGAGAACAAGATAAAAATTACATCTTTGCTCATAAAATCAATTGGACAGAAAAAATAGTAATTTCAAAATAGGCAAAAAAATTATGGGGATAAATTATCACGTGAAATGAGAAGCTCTATTTTTATCGTCGAAATTCAGCCTCATCGGAACAGTCTCTCCACTACTCATTAACGCTTATGATGACACTATTTTGAGGTTGAGAGAACCCATTGTTAAAATAACATTGAGACACGACCTACATTTCGACAAAAAAAACAGATGGCGTTTTTTATTTATTTTCGGGGTAAAAAATAACTAAATCCATATTTTCTATTTTTTTCGTCGAAATTCCCCCATCAGAACAGTCTCTCCACTACGCATTAATGGGATAACAATGACACTATTTCGTGGTTGAGAGAATACAACTATTGGCGCAAATTGACACATATAAATAATTTGACAAAAAAC